CTTGCGCAAGCCTTTGGCGAACGTAAGCAGACAGCTACGTTGTTGGTTTCTACAGCGACTCGGATCGCCCTGGCTGCGCGCGCCCTTAGGCGTGCTGAGCTGGGCGACTTCCTCAACCAACTCCAACTCGGTCGCCAAGGAGTGTCAGCTAGAGCATGGGAAGAGGTCCGTAGGACCCCTGCCAATCTCCGGCTGGCACGACATTGGCTCGAGTTTCAGTATGGCTGGAAGCCGTTGTTACAAGACGCATTTGGTGCTGCTGAGCTCCTCGCCCAGCATAGCCAAGAGCGTTATGTAACATCGAACACGGGCAGTGCTACCGCCCGTGAAGTCTCGAGTGTTTCGTCGAATGATCCAACTCCGACTGAAACTCTGCAATCTGTTGTAACAAAGGTTAAGATGTCCCTTTGTTACACGCTAGATTCTGCAGCTCGGACCGGTCTTGCTCAGACCGGTATCTCCAACCCAGCATTACTTGCCTGGGAGCTTCTTCCTTATAGTTTTGTAATCGACTGGTTCCTGCCCGTCGGCAACTACCTACAAGCGCTTGATGCGTTTAGTGGGTTTCAGTTTGTCGATGGCTGGGTATCCCAGAAGACTATTTTAACTAGACAGGAAACTTGGATGGGGTTCGGAACGAAGTATTGGTCTGGACAATGGCAGCAAGACGGTCGGACAGGTCAGGCTACCACCCTTTCGGTTCGTTACACTCGAACAAAGCTTTACGCCCCTCCGGGCGTCGGCAAGTTAGAGTTTAAGAACCCTATTGGTGGTGACCCTCTTGGTCGATTCCTTACAGCTATGTCCCTGATGCGCGTTGCGTTCCGCAAGTAAACATCCTTAACCCACCGACCTTTCCAAAGGTCTTTCCGAGGAAACTCAACCCATGAGTGCTCAAGGCACCCTGGCGCTGGCCGACGGCCAAGCGTCCCCTGTGACGAAAAACTTCACCGCCAACGGGAGCTTCGCGCAACCCTCCGGTGGCCAACTGGCCACTTGGAGGGACGCGAGCTCCGGTATCGCAATCGGCTTCCCGACCATCACCTTGATGGTTCGGCAGTCGTCTGCGAAGACCGACGTTGACAAGCGGATCATGCTCCCCACTTTGGAAACGATTTCTGGGTCTGACGGGGGTTACACCCCGGCGCCCAAAGTCGCTTACACCGTGATGAGCAGGGAGCAATTCGTCCTCCCGGCCCGTTCCGTCACACAGAATCGGAAAGATATTCTTGCTTTTAGCAAGAATATGAATGCCGATGCTGTGATGCAGAACGCGGTCTGGAACCTCGAACCCGTCTGGTAACTCTTAACGCGGTCCATCCGCGACAAGGAATCTCATGAATTTCTCCACGAAACTCCTTCTCGAACGCCATATTCAGCCATCTTGGGAAGATGCTGAACGGTGTGGGTCGATTCTAAGAGTTTTTCTTAGAATATACCCTATAGGCTCAGATGAACCTGTCGTAGTTAGCATTAAGCTCAAACGTTGGGTCGATCGTCATGATCGCTCAGGGCACGGGCTCTACACTATCTACGACAAGGCCAATGAAGCCTATGTCGAGATTCGTAGATCCTTGCTTGAGTACACGACAGTGGCTTGCCTCCGTCGCGAAAGACTCATTCACCTCGTCCTAGGTCGTTACTTACCTCTTCTCTGGAAGGAATTCCAGCAGAGGGGCTGTGACGTCCAAGATGGGGATTATGAGTCCTATGGATCGTATTTTCTGGAGTACGATCTGCGTAGGAGGCCACTGGACAGACTTGCCCTTATTACGGCTGTCAAGGCTGTAATATGAAGGCTCGTTCTAAGGCTCTGCCGAAACAAAGGGTTGTGGATCCGTCCACTCGCCTGAAAGTTTTCGATGTCAGAGAATTCATCCTTAGTCTCTCTTCTTTTCGTCAGTCTCGTGCTGCAGATCAGGTACGCGCTAGCGCCGCAGGATTCGAGTTCAAGAAGCTTGTTGCTTCTCGGGTCGATCCTTGCGACTATAGCGTGCCTTCTGATTTTGCAGCCGATTATCTCCTCTGCTCCCTTGTCAAGAAGTACCAAAATTTCGATCTTGGTATTGACAGGGAACAAGCCGCCTTTGAAAAGTGGCTTGAAGCAGAAGAGAGCTGTAGAAGAACTAACTACTTCTTCAGAGTCCTAGCTTCGGGTGGTATACCCTTCCCACACCGCGTTCTCGAGATATTTCATCTCGCGCAATGTAAAATAGCTAAGATTCTAGGGGATGTTAGTTATTCTTCGATTAAGAAGAGCTGTCAGTTCGGCCCAGGGTCCGATTTGTCCACAGATGGCGACTTTACGTCATCATATAACAAATACAAGACTTCCGGGTCTGCCACGCCGTGGATCCTCGGTCTCTTTTCAGAGATCTTCTCTGAAGATAGGCGAGAGGATTTCCTTCACGAGTGTCAATTCGTGAAGGGTAACCGGCTCTCTTTCGTCCCAAAAACAGCCGTTATTGATAGGGCTATCTGTGTCGAACCTAGG